CGGCGGTGCGCGACAGCGTAATTTGTACCCTAGAGTCCATCTCCAAATGGCTCCTCCTACTCCCGCACAGCTTACTATTTTGCTGTGCGCCGTTGTGACGTACTACCACTTCGTGCCAATGGTCCTCGCTGGTATCCTCTTCGGGGGCTGCTATGTGTTTTGGGCCTGTGTGTACAGGGTTGCTCGCAAGCTTGCCGTCGAGAGGCACCAGCCTGATGCTGGTCACCTGCTTGGGGCAGCTGATGAGCTGGGGGATTACGGGGACGGCGTCCTCGATGAGGATTCACCAGTCTTGGCCAATCTTGATGGCCTAGATTTGCAGAAGCTGAGGGATGAGCACATGTGGGCAGACGTTTTCTCTCCTTTCAAGGAGGGTCTGAGTACGTCGTACCACCATCGCTGCCTACTCAGGTACTGGGTGGACCGGGCGCTTATGGAGGTGAAGATCGTGAGAGACACCCCCGCTGACCGCGCTGTGCTCCGGCACATTGTGATCAAGATGATGCGCGCCAAACATTACCGCACGCACATGATAGCCGCCATGGTTGATACCGTGGTCGGGCTGGCGGTGGTTGGCACGAAGGCACAACAGTATTCTACGCTTGTGTCTGAGAGTGCTGGCAAGGAGACCTGGCTGCAGTGGTTTTTCGGAGCTACGGCATCAGAGCGCAGGAACATGCTCCGTTAGGGGTGTGTAGTTGTGGTCGAAGCGGTGAGTGTGCCTACACCTCGCTGCCCAGACGTCGTCACACAGCTACATACGAGAGTGTCCTCTGACACGGGAAAGCGATCCACCCACAATGTGGGTGGGTTGTCCACGCGAGGCATAGTGTTTAGTCATCGGAACACTGTGGACAACCTCCACCGCACGCTGCGGGAACGCGTGCTCTTCACTGTTGTGGAGGGCGAGCTGACCCCAACCTTGCAGCCAGCGGAAGAAGGCTACGCAACACCAGGTATGGTTGCCTGGCGCGACAGAGTGGTTGAGAAGCTGCCTAAGTACTCCACCTGCATCACTCACAGTGAATTCTGTGAGAAGTATACGGGTTTGAAGAAAAAACGCTACGAAACCGCCGCCGCGAACATCCTCTTGAAGGGTGAAAGTTGCGTGGACGCTAGGGTGAGCGGCTTTTTGAAGCCGGAGAAGTACGTTGCCGACGCGGCACCCAGACTTATCTCACCCCGCTCGCCTGAGTACCTCCTGGAAACAGGTTGTTACATCATGCCTTTGGAGAAGAGCATTTACAATGCAATCGCTACCGTGCAGGGCTGGGAGTGTATCATGAAGGGGTATAACTTGACCGACCGGGCCAGGGTCATAGCTGAACATTGGGACCACTTTGTAGAGCCTGTGGCGGTTGGGCTCGACGCATCCAAGTTTGATCAGCACGTTAGCACACAGGCCCTTCAATACGAGCACAGTTTCTACCTCAAAGCTTATGCTGGGGATAGGAAACTTCAACGTTTGCTCGTTGGGCAGCTTCTCAATGCCGTCACTTGCAGCTGCGAGGACGGACTGGTGAAGTGGACTTCGCGCGGTGGTCGCATGTCTGGAGACATGAACACTGCGCTTGGCAACTGTGTCCTTAGTGCAGCAATGCTCATTGAATGGGCTGCGATCCAAGGGGTGGAAATCAGAGCGGTCATTGACGGCGACGACTGTGTAGCGTTCATGGAGGCGAAGGACGAGGATCGGTTCCTTCGCGGCCTCCGTGAGTGGTATACCAGGCGGGGGTTCAGGATGAAGGTGGAGCCAACGGCACGGCAGCTGCAGGACATTGAGTTCTGCCAGTGCCACCCCGTCAAGTTTGCTGACGGGTGGAGGTTGGTCCGCAATCCTATCAAGGCAATTTGCCAGGACCACGTCTGGATTCAGAGGGGCGGCATCACCCACGAGGAGGTCCTTGCGGCCACGGGTGAGGGGGGGGTCTGCCTTTATGGCGACTGCCCCGTGCTGGGCGCCTACTACCGCATGCTACGCGGCACCAATAAACTTTCCCGCGCAGCGCGCAGGGAAATGTCTCAGGAGCGTAACTGGCTGAGATACTTAACCGACGAGAGGAGAGATGGGGAGGTGACTGAGGAAGCGCGGATCAGCTTTGCGCTCGCATTCGGCATTATGCCGTCCCACCAGATCCTCCTGGAGGAGTATTACCGCAGCTTTGACCTGACTGGTGCACTGGCTAACAAGCAACTTACAGAATTTTCTCTACCCGATACTACTCATTTTCTAGAGGCACAAGTACCTCTTTTCGCCAACTTCCGACACTGACCAGAGTGTTGACGTATGCTTGACTGACTTTATGCTTACTGTGCCTACATCCTCCATTCTTACCACCCGCGACGCTGTCGACGCCGCACGCACTTTAATTGGCATATATCAGTCAGGGCGTGATTTTGCAAACCGCCTTCCGGACCTAAAGAAGGATAAGAACCTCGCCCGCTCCACTTTTGAACGGAAACTAATGCCTCCCAAGAATAGCAAGAACGTGGTTACCGGCAACCAGACCGCTAAGCGGGCGCTTGTCGACGTCAGTCGCTCGCAGTCTGGGGCTCCCCAGGCTCAGCGCAGTTCCACTGGTTCTCGCCAAATCGGGCTGTCTACAAACGGTAAGAAGCAGCCCGTCCCGAAGGGACTACCGGGGTATCTGGACCGCATCAGGGTGTGTTTCAGGGCGTCCACTCCACTAGTGAACAACTTCCTTAATCAGGCCTCTTATTCTTATGCCATTGCTGTTGATTCAGCTGGCACTGATTTGAGTGCCATCATGCCCCAACTGATAGCTATGCAGACTCTCTATCGTGAGTTTAAATGCTTGAAGTTGGCCATCGACTTCGTTCCACGTGTCGGCTCCACTGTGTCCGGCATTGTGGCTGGTTGTGTTGACCGCGATCCGCGGGCATCCACAGCCACCACTTCCACGATTATTAGGAAGGACCCGTTCTTTGAGTGTGACATTAAGCAGCCGGGGTCCCTTACGTGGCTCCCCGTTGATAATGAGGACAAGCGGTATAGGTATACGGTAGATGCAACCAGACCACTGGAATTTCTTTCGCACGGCGTGATTTTGGTCACCGCCACGAACGACCAGGCTCTGGCCGCCACCGTTGGGGAGTTGTTCATTGATGGTTGGTTTGAATTTGCCATACCGTTGTGACGAGAGCTTCCCCAGGCTGACCAGACAGCTACAACAAAGGATCACGACCCATACACACTTCCCAATTTCGATGTTACACGAATGTTCGTGCGATGGATATCCGAAATCACTTGATTGCACGCATTGGGGCATACGGGCAACCAGCAACTTAAGCCGCTCATGCTGGATACGTCGACTCTTCCCTTAAGCGGTGGGATAAGAGAGCGATAGAAAGCGGCAGGGAGCCGCTATAATACCAAAAAGATATGGTACCCGAGGAATGGAGCAACCTGTGAGCGAAGACTCCAGTTGGAGCTGGGTTAACAACTGACCTCATAGCGCGCTGCCACGGGAGAAGGTCGGGGTGCCAAAATATGCTGTTGACGCAGCGGGCTCGGCATGCCACACAGGGGTCGTCCCCACAGTTACTAACCCATGTCCTGCCGAAAGGTGTATGGATGTTTTTATG